GGTAGTACTTCAAATGCTTTAGACAAAGGTGGAAACAACTTTAAAAAATTATACTACAATTCAGACGTTACAAAAAGAAATAGAAACGGACAAACATCTTCTGGACTCTATAGCTTGTTCATTCCTATGGAGTGGAACTACGAAGGATTCATCGATACTAATGGATTACCTGTCTTCATTGGAGGCAAAACTCCAGTCAAAGGAGTTGATGGTTATGAAATTACAATTGGAGTCATTGAACATTGGGAAAACGAAGTTGATGGTTTAAAATCTGACCAAGATAGTTTAAATGAATATTATCGTCAGTTTCCAAGAACAGAGCAACATGCTTTTAGAGATGAGACAAAAGCTTCTTTATTTAACTTAACTAAAATCTACCAACAAATAGATTATAATGAAGAATTAAATAATTCAGCTTCAGTTACTAAAGGTAGTTTTCAGTGGGTTAATGGTGTAAAAGACAGTAAAGTGGAATTTTACCCTAGTAAGGAAGGTAGATTCCAAGTAAGCTGGGTGCCACCTAAAAATTTACAAAATAGAGTAATTATAAAAAATGGATCTAAATATCCTGGTAATGAACATATTGGAGCTTTTGGTTGTGATAGTTATGATATATCAGGAACTGTTGATGGTAAAGGATCTAATGGAGCTTTACACGGATTAACTAAGTTTTCCATGGAAGATGCACCACCAAACCATTTCTTTTTAGAATATATATCAAGGCCACAAACGGCTGAAATATTTTTTGAAGATATATTAATGGCTTGTGCTTTTTACGGTATGCCAATATTAGCTGAAAATAACAAACCTAGATTGTTATATTATTTTAAGCGAAGAGGATATAGAGGGTTTTCAATGAATCGTCCTGATAAAATTTGGAATAAACTTTCTACAACTGAAAAAGAAATAGGTGGAATACCTAATTCAAGTGAAGATATTAAGCAAGCGCATGCTGCTGCTATTGAGCATTATATAGAAAACTATATAGGACTGGTAAATGACACTCATGGAGACATGTACCATCAAAAAACATTAGAAGACTGGGCTAAGTTTAATATTAACAATAGAACAAAGCACGATGCTTCAATTAGCTCTGGGTTAGCTATAATGGCTTGTAATAAAAATAAATATAGACCAGTAGCTCAAAGAACTAAAAAAGATTTTAATTTAGGTTTTAAAAGATACGATAATAAGGGAAATATTTCACAAATAATAAAATAAATGCAGATAAACAGTAATCCTAATAGCATATTCCCGGATCAGGTAGTACCTGATGCAGAAAAAGCAACTATGGAATATGGCTTGCAAGTAGGTAGAGCTGTAGAAAGTGAATGGTTTTCAGGATCTAGATACGGAGTTTACAGATTTTCAAGTAATTATAATAATTTTCATAACTTAAGATTATATGCTAGAGGTGAACAGCCTGTGCAAAAGTATAAAGATGAACTTGCTATAAATGGTGATTTATCTTATTTAAATTTAGATTGGAAACCTGTACCAGTTATATCCAAGTTTGTAGATATAGTAGTAAATGGTATGTCTCAAAAATCTTATGAAGTAAAAGCATTTGCTCAAGATCCTGAATCTTTAAAAGCGAGAACTAAATACGCTGAAGAGCTAAATATGGATATTCAGCAAAAAGAACTACAACAGTCTATATTGCAAAGCACTGGAATTGATTTAAGTAGTGCTCAAGGAAGAAATTTAAACATTGAAAATGAGCAGGAATTAGAAGTTCACATGCAGATGGATTATAAACAATCTGTTGAAGTAGCGGAAGAAGAAGTCATTAACAATATACTTGATTTTAATAAATATGAACTAATTAAAAGAAGGTTTAATTACGATTTAACTGTACTTGGCATTGCAGCTGTTAAAACTGATTTCAATTTATCTGAAGGAGTTACTATAGATTACGTGGATCCAGCTAATTTAGTTTATTCTTATACTGATGACCCTAATTTTGAAGACATATATTATGTAGGTGAAGTTAAATCTATTAGCTTACCAGAACTTAAAAAAGAATTTTCTTATTTAACAGACTATGAACTAGAAGAAATCCAAAAATACACTGGTAATGAAAATTACCTAAGAAATTGGAACGGCAGAAACGATAACCAAACTATTCAAGTTTTATATTTTGAATATAAAACATACGCAAATCAGGTCTTTAAAATAAAGAAAAATGAAAACGGTTTTGAAAAAGCTTTAGAAAAATCTGATACATTTGATCCACCTAAAAACGATAACTTTAAAAAAGTATTTAGGTCAATTGAAGTTCTATACTCAGGAGCTAAAATACTAGGCCACAACAAAATGTTAAAATGGGAGTTAGCTAAAAGCATGACTAGACCAGAAGCAGATACTACTAAGGTTAATATGAATTATAATATTGTTGCCCCTAGAATGTATAAAGGACGTATACAATCATTAGTATCTCGTATTACTGGTTTTGCTGATATGATACAGTTAACACATTTAAAGTTGCAACAGGTGATGTCTAGAATAGTACCTGATGGTGTTTATTTAGATATGGATGGTTTAGCAGAAGTTGATCTCGGTAATGGTACTAACTACAACCCAGCCGAAGCTTTAAATATGTATTTTCAGACGGGTTCTATTGTTGGTAGGTCACTTACTCAAGATGGTGACCCAAATATGGGTAAAGTTCCTATTCAAGAATTACAATCATCTTCAGGGCAAGGTAAAATTGGCTCTTTAATTAATACTTACCAGTATTATTTACAAATGATCAGGGACGTAACTGGATTAAACGAAGCTAGAGATGGTAGCCAGCCAGATAGAGACGCGTTAGTAGGATTACAAAAAATGGCAGCTAATGCTTCAAATACAGCTACTAAACATTTAATGCAAGCTAGCTTGTATTTAACTCTTAGAACATGCGAAAATATATCTCTTAGAGTTGCTGATGCTTTAGCTTTTCCTTTAACTAAAAATGCTTTAGAAGGAAGCATATCTAGCTACAACGTAGGAACATTAGAAGAATTAAGTAAATTAAATCTTCATGATTTTGGTATATTTATAGAACTAGAACCAGATGAAGAAGATAAACAAGTACTAGAACAAAATATTCAAATAGCTTTAAAAGGTGGTCAAATAAATTTAGAAGATGCTATAGACATTAGAGAAGTTAATAACTTAAAATTAGCTAATCAAATGTTAAAGCAAAGAAGGAAGCAAAAACAAAAACAAGATCAAGCTGCTGCTCAAGCTAACATACAAGCTCAAGCTGCTGCTAATGCTCAAACTGCTGAAAAAGCAGCTATGAATGAAGTTCAAAAACAACAAGCGGTTGCTGAAACTAAAATACAAATTGAAAAATCTAAAATTCAATTAGAGATACAAAAAATGCAGGAAGAAGCCCAAATTAAAAGACAGTTAATGGAAGTTGAATTTGGTTATAATATGCAACTTGCACAAGCTACAGCTCAAAGAGAAACTATGAGGGAAGCTGAAATTGAAGATAGAAAAGATAAAAGAACTAGAATACAGGCTACACAACAAAGCCAAATGATAGATCAAAGAAAAAATGATTTATTACCAACAGATTTTGAGTCCTCAAATAACACGTTAGGAGGACTTGGATTAGGGGAGATTACTCCTTAATATTTTTATTAATTATTATATTATATTATGTCAGAAACAATTCAAGATAAAGAAAAAAAACCTTTAAAAGTAAAGGTTAAAAAACCAACTTTAAAAACAAAAGAAAACAAATTACACAAAGTTGATTTAACAAAAAAAGAAGAAATAAAAAAAGATGCCGTTCAAGAACAAAAGCCAGATGATAGCAATGCTGTTATCGAAGAAAAGAAAAACGAGGCAAGTAGCGAAAAAGTGGTTGAAGAAGTACGGCCCACCGAAAAAGAAAAAGTAACTTCTCCAATATCTGAAATAACAGAAGAAGATATTAAAGAAGAAATAAAAGAAACAACTAAAGAGTTAAAAGAAGCAGTTAGAGATGAAAAAGTATTAGGTAGACAATTACCTGAAAACATCGACAAACTAGTTTCATTTATGGAAGAAACAGGTGGAACAATAGAAGATTATACAAGATTAAATGCAGATTATTCTAATATAGATAATACTGCTTTACTTAAAGAATATTATAAAAAGACTAAACCACATCTTAATCAAGAAGAAATTAACTTTGTTTTAGAGGATAATTTTTCATATGACGAAGATTTGGATGAAGAGCGAGATATAAAGAAAAAGAAACTTGCTCATAAAGAAGAAATTGCCAAAGCCCGAAAGTTTTTGGAAGAAACGAAGAGTAAATACTACGATGAAATCAAGTTGAGGCCAGGAGTAACTCAGGAACAACAAAAAGCGATGGACTTTTTCAATAGATACAACGAAGAACAAAAAGTAGTTAGTCAACAACATGATGCGTTTAAGCAAAATACTAATAAATTTTTTACTGAAGAATTCAAAGGTTTTGATTTTAATCTTGGTGAAAAGAAGTTTAGATATGGAGTTTCAGACGCTAATGAAGTTGCTGATAAGCAATCTAATTTATCAAATTTTGTAGGGAAGTTCCTTGACGATAACGGTAATGTTAAAGATTATAAAGGTTATCATAAAGCTATTTTTACAGCTCAGAACGCTGATACAATTGCTAATCATTTTTACGAGCAAGGCAAAGCCGACGCTGTTAAAGATGTAATGGCTAAATCTAAAAATATAAGTAATGAAGCTAGAAGCACTGCTTCTGGTGATATTTTTATTGGTGGATTTAAAGTAAAAGCTATATCTGGCGCTGATAATTCTAAGTTAAAAATAAAAAGTAAAAAATAAACAATTAATAAAAAAACATATAAAATATGGCTTTTAACACAAGTGGAAGTTTTCCTGCTTCTTTAGTGCCTTCGCAATCACAGATGACTTTGTCAACAAATTATCTTGATTTCACTGGCTCTGCTGGAGGAAACTTTGCACAACAATATCTACCTGAGCTTTATGAAGCTGAAGTAGAAAGATACGGAAACCGAACAATTGGTGGTTTCTTAAGAATGGTTGGCGCTGAAATGCCAATGACATCTGACCAAGTTGTTTGGTCTGAACAAAATAGATTAAATATTGCCTACAAAAAAGCACAAATGGTTGCTGGTGGTGGTGCTAATGATGATATTACAGTTGTAATAAACATTGATGATGCACAACCGGACATAGCTGCTGCTGATAGATCAGGTGCCATAAGAATAGGTCAAACTGTTTTACTTTCTGATAACGCTACTGGACTTATAGTTCAAAAAGCTTTAGTTCAAAATGTAACTACTACTACTAGAACTAATGATACTTTAGAAATTAAATTTTACGGTACAACTGTTAATTCTTTAGGAACTGCTGCTGATGGAGTAAATCTATTTGTATATGGTTCTGATTTTGGAAAAGGTGCTATTGGTATGGCTGGTTCTATTGAGCCTTCTTTTACTCAATATTCTAATTCTCCAATTATATTAAAAGATAGCTATCAGATAAATGGTTCTGACGCTGCTCAAATTGGTTGGGTAGAAGTTGCTACTGAAGATGGACAGTCTGGGTACTTATGGTATTTAAAAGCTGAGTCTGAAACTAGACTTAGATTTGAAGATTCATTAGAAATGGCTATGGTGGAAGGTGAATTTATGGATCCTGCTAACCCTTATAATAATGCTAATGCTACTTTTGATTTTGGTGGACCAGCTAACGCTGCTATGGCAACTAGAATTAAAGGTACTGAAGGTTTATTTGCTGCTGTTGAGTCAAGAGGTAATGTGTACTCTGGATTTGCTGGTGCTGCTGCTCCTGGTTCAGGTGCTTTAGGCGATTTTGATGCTATCCTTAAACAATTAGATAAGCAAGGTTCAATTGAAGAAAATATGTTATTTTTATCTAGAGCTACTGCTCTTGATTTCGATGATATGATTGCTGCTATGAACGGAGCTTATGCTTCTACAGCTGCTGCTTCTTACGGTCTTTTTGACAATGACGGTGATATGGCATTAAACTTTGGATTTTCTGGTTTTAGAAGAGGTTCTTATGACTTCTATAAAACTGACTGGAAATATCTAAATGATGCTTCAACTAGAGGTTTATCTAAAGAAATTGATGGTGTAATGGTTCCTGCTGGAACAACTACAGTATACGATCAAATGTTAGGATCTAACATTAGACGTCCTTTCTTACATGTAAGATATAGAGCTTCTGAAACTGAAGATCGAAGAATGAAGTCTTGGATTACTGGCTCTGTCGGTGGTGCATATACTGATACTTTAGATGCGATGACTGTAAGTTTCTTATCTGAAAGATGTTTAGTAACTCAAGCTGCTAATAACTTCGTGTTATTCAAAGGAGCTTAATTAATTATTA